TCCCGCCAGTGCCGACAGAAAGATTGTTAAATACGGCAATACGAATATAACCAAGAAAATGAACAAAATCTTCAACATTTCCTCCGTCGCCGAGATGCAGATAACCAAGTGGATGGTTAAATGGTATGACTAGGTCGGCAACAGTCGATGTTGTTGGGTTAATCATGACATGGTTAAGTGTAGTAGCAAAATCAATTCCAAGGGCATACTTGTCGTCAAATGCTGCTTGTGGCACACCAGGTTGGTAATAGACAACAACTTGGCCTTGGTGCATGCGAGTACCATTGATTTGTACACGCACACGGACACTTTTAAATGCAAAGAAGCGATGAAAATCAATTGCAATACGTGAATATTGATTAGATATAAGTTGGAAAGGTACTGCAAGACGTGCAATTTCATAACCACGATTTTGTGTGGTCGTCCAATCAACAGTGGTGGTATAACCTGTACGAAACATAGTGGCAGGCATAGTCCAAGGACGTTCTGGCATATGTGTTCTGGTTAGGTTTCGATTACTCTGAGGGGTGAGTCGAGACTCCTGTGCAGGGCGGTGTTCTTTGACAGTAATTCCGCCACGAGTCATTGTGTCAGCTTCAGGATCAATGTCTTCAACGACTTCACCACGTGCAACACCAAGCATAGCAGTACCGGGGATAAAATATGGGAATCCTGTAAATACGCCGGTTCTAAATGTGTCACCAGCAGCAACAAAGATACGAACAGTAATAGGGTTGGCATTGACATTAGTAATAGAAATACGAGCTTGCATAATAGGTCCACCTTCAGGTGTAGCATATGGTGTATAAACGCTGGACAAAGATGATAAATATGGTATTTCAAAAGACATTTGTGGTACTGTAGGACCAAGCCATTTGTTGGCAAGAGCAACTGGTTTTGTGTTATCAATATTTTCATTAGCAGCATAAACAACAACTTGTGCAAGATTATTCAAAGCAGGCATAGAAAAATACAATTTAAAACGCATAGTTCCGCGTTGTAAGCGGGTGCAAGAATACATAAGGCGCAACCATGGATGTTGAGCAAATAAATCATTTACATCAAGTACAACAGTAGAATTTGGAGCAATTTCAGTGGTGGCATTAGGTATGTTGACAAAACGTCGAATTGTGTCTCGCAAATCAGCGAGTTCAGTAGAAAATTGATCATTTGCACGTCGCATTATAGCGCCATGCCTGTGGATTGTGACATGATCTTCTTCACCAAGCTTCTCGGTTGAAGCTTCACCGTGGACATCTCCGCACGCGGTGCCAAGGTGTCTGTTGTTGGTGACGCGGTTCCGTTTGTTGCGAGCAAAAAGTATGGAATCTTCGGGTTCTTCTACAAAATATGCACGATAGACTGTATCAATAGTATCAAGAGCATTATAGGTAACAACATCAGAAGTAACATCTTCAATTGATAATGTAGTTGTGGTGAAAGTATCAGGCATGTTAGATATCAAACCGGGTCCTTGTGCACCAGCAAAATTGGTAAGTGCCAATGGTGCAATGGCTGGAGCAGGGTCAGTATATGTAGCAGGTATAGCAGTATATTGTGTAAGTTTGTTTGCAGTGAGGCCTGAAAAGGTATCAGCAAGTGTTTGTGTGTTAAGTCCAGTAAGACCTGATGTTATTTGTGGTCCAAGTGTTGGGAAATCAACACCACCAATGGTGCGCTGGTTGCCAAGCATTTCTTCTACAACAGTGTTTGCTGCTTTCCATGCCCAATTTACAACGGCGTCTTTAGCTTTAACGAAGATGGTAGAGAAAATGTCTCTTTCGTCGCTGGTTGTAAAATGTGCGCGTAGACGAGTGCTACCGGTGGCAGCAGTAGTGTGCATTCCGGCTTTGAATGCAGCACAATTCATCTCATGATTTGGAGCAGTGGAAGTGGTTCCGTTCTGATCTGAACCACCAATGATGTCGTCAAAGACCATGTTGTTGTTGTCTAAGAATTCAATGGATGTAAGACTTGTTGTTCCTACTTGTCCTTCTAATGCATTGTTTGTGGCATAGAAATAGATTTCATAATCAGTTTCGGGACGTAAATCAATATTATCTAATTCAAAATCAACAGCAAGGTTGCCATTTGTAGTGGGTACAGCAGTGACATTTTTGATGATGAGCGCAGAATTTTGCTCATTTGAAACTGTTTTCTTTGTGATAGCAGGTGAACTGGGGAGAATTGCAGGTTTGCGAACCTGTACATGTGAATGTGTGATTCCTGTAACACCAGGAGGTCCTGGATTAACAAGATCAGCATCTCCTTTGAAACCAAGAGCAGGTATTATGCTATTTCCACTGTTTGGATAGTGGACTTGGAAATCAGGGGCTCCGCTAATAAAAAGGTTGATGTCAATATCTTGAGCAATTGATTCGGGGGAAGCGAGTACATTGACTACGTGTAAAGTCCATATACCATAAGCATGACCAAATGTTGGAGGCGTTGATTGAGGTTGTATTGCGCCAAGTGAATTCATCCATGGTGTGGAAGCGACCATTTGTACGTCAATGTCTGATTCTGCCTGGCCATCGAGTAGGTTTATGTATTGACCATATTGACCTGTGATGTCTGGCAATCCCCAATTTTGGATTCCAGCAATGTCATAAACTCCATAATGAACACCAAAGAAAAGCTTTCCAACATGAAATGATGATGGAACTGCTTGTACACGGAACATGATACCACCTCGCCAAAAGGTTGTTAATCTGGCTAGAATTTCAATGGGTGGCATAACATACTTGTTGTCAGCATTTGTGTTTGTCTGGAATGGACTGATGGGGCCAAAGGCAAGCAAAGTGCCTGGGGCATCTTGTGCTGTCCAGCGCAACGTAGCAAAACGTTGTCGCAGGGAAACTATGTGAGGGACTGAGAAAATGTCATCAGTTTCACCGAAATGTTCTGCGGCTGTGGGGCAAAAGATTTTACTGCGTAGATCCATGATCTCACCGAGAAAATGGTGATCAGTGGTTGAATTGTATCCGGCAAAAATACGTTCACCAGCATATAACTGGTGCCCGAAAGTTGGAGCATCAAGTGCAGATGCATCAACTTCTACATCAGGTGATATTTCAGATGTTATGTTATCTTCTTGTCGTGAGGAAGCTGTGGCTGCAAGATCAGTAGCATTGCCATTACCGTAGTTATAAACATTGGAGACGTTGCTTGATTGTGATTGTCCACAAGCAACACGCACTCGCATGGTGCGTAGAGAGGCACCAACTTTTGAGAGGGATGTAAAATGCCCTTCAAAATCTGCACTAGCTGTGCCATTTGCATACCACATGTTTATTGTGGAATATGATGGTACTGTAACGAGTTTGGTTATGCCATGTCGTTCGAGCCGTGCAAGAGTACGTGTTCGATACTCTTCATAAACTTCAAGACCATGAAAATAAAGGAAAAGAAACGCGGAATGAATTCGGTTCTGCATGAATTGCAAATTTTGTAATTCACCTTTGACTTTTGTGTAGTTTAAAATATCAGCAATAAGTTGAAGGTTTACTCGTGGTTTCCACATCCCATCGGGACCATATATGAAGGCCCGTTTCAGGAATTGAACTGATGGATCAGAAATAGGAACAAGATCGAATGTTCCTGTCTCGCTCTTGAGTTGCATACCATGTAATGCAAGGATGTCTTGGATTTTAGTGAAATCTTGATTGCGATGTTTCCAAGGGACAGCAATAACATTGTCGTCACCATAAATCGCATAAGGTGATTGGATAAAACCATCAGTTTCACCAAGTGAAAGCATTCCATCGCCATAAGCTTTGAGTGAGGCATACTCAACAGCAATCATGTTAGCAACTGAATTTAGAGTGGTGGTAAAGGCACATCCACTAGGATTGCCTTGATGTTTTTGATAGATCAAGTCATCACACAAAGCATTTGTGTGAATGATGTTCTCAATGATGGCTTCTCTGACGCGTGTTTCTTCTGGAGTAGCGTCACGATAAAAACCAGCAAGCATCCGCAATGTAACTTG